ACAGCTCGAATTCGACGGGCCGCTCCTCGCCAGGAGGATTGGCAACCCCAACATCCCCATGGCGCTGGAATACTCGCGCACAACCGGCGTGGCACGCACCATCATTCGCGGCGGAGCCAAGTATCACGAGATGCTGGTCAAGGCGTTTTCCAAGCACCTGCTCGGCGTCGACGTGGATGCTCAACGAATCAAGCCCCCGACGCTCGATCTGTCGGCGCTCAAGCTGGGGTTCCAGGTGCCACAGGCCATCGACGATGGCTTCCTTGCGCTGCAGGTCAAGTCGATCACCGTGCTCAGTGGCGACACCGCCCTCAAAGCGGAGTTTGCTGCCATGGCCGCCAGCGACCACCGCTGCGTGACAGAACTCATCGCCGAGAAACTCCCACAAGACAACCCGCTGGCCAGGGACTGGCTGGTCACTGCGGCCAGCATCAACCTGTACTACCCTCCACCCCCCGGCCGACAACGGTGCCCGGTGGTCAACGTGGAAATCACCCGGCGTGGACGACTGAATTTGTACCGGTTCGACGACAAGCTGCGCTCGCAGCTGGAAGGATATCTGGCTTCCGTCGGAATCCTGCAGCCGCAGCAACGTTTGTCGGCCCAGGAGACGCACGAGCAGCCACGTCGCCGCGAACTTGTGGACGAGCCCAGTGCATGACCTATGCCAAAGCAGCCGATGTTTGGACGCTTGCCTGCAAGCTCTTCGCCACACGGGCGCCCACCATGGTCGCAGCACTTTCCTGCCGGGAAGCCGCCGCCTTGCCCACATTGCGAGAGGCCAAGGCCATCCAGGCACGTACCGTTGATGCACGGTTTCTATTGTGCCCGTATTGCCAGCTACACCGAGGTGCAGTGGTTCGCGAGATCGGTGGCACCCTTGTTTGCCAATGCCCAGACTGTGGCCCCGTCCATGTAGACGCCGCCGAGGTGGGCGCAGTGGTGCTGGATGTCGACTGGTTGATCCGCAAGCTGCGCGGTGCGCTGGATGTCCCGGCCAGCCAGGTGGCGGTGCCACTGGTTGACAGCGTGTGGCGCATCGGTACCCTGCAAGGCGCAGCACTGATTCTGGCAAGCAGCCTGGATCGGCTGCTGCACCAACCTGCCATCGTGGCCCGTGCGAGGCTTAAAAGGTCATCAGCGGCATTTCTGCTGACCCCCAAGCCGCTGCGTGATGTTGACACCAACGCGTTCGACGATGGCTTGACGTGGCTGCCCCTTGAAGAGCACTTCAATTGGTATGGCGGAAGTCTGAGTTTTGCGGCGCCTGATCTCGATCAGGCCAGCGCACCGTTGAGCGCCGATAAACCGTCGGCCGAGCCGTACCACGGGCCGTTTTCAGAGGATTTTCGGTGGGTTCGTCTGGCCGGGCAGTTGCATGATCCGGTAGCGCTCTCGCCAGCGCAGGCCGCCGTCTTCCGCGCGCTTTGGTCTTTCTCCGGAGAGCCTCGACCCGGTTCAGCCGTCATGGCTCGTGCGGGGCTGAAAGGAGACAAGCCAGGCGAGGTCTTCAAAGTGAAGACCGCCAACAAGGGCAAGGCGGAGTACGAGGCGCCCAAGTTGGTCTATTCGACTTTGGTGTCCGTCAATTCCCGGGAGGGCATCTATGCATTGAAACCGACATGAGAGGGTTAACGTCACGCTCATTCGACGCACTCTGCTTGTAGAACACTTCATTGCCAGCGGCTATTGGAGGATTCAAGAGCTGCGCTTTATGGCAAGCCTCGCGGCGACCCAGAAGACCGGAATGGCAAGAAGCGGGTACAGGGTGTAGACGATTCCGGAATCACCAAGCGCTCGACACAACTTGGCTTCAACACATGCAGCGAGCACCGCATTCAGGCCTGAGAACATGAACATTCCGATGCCCATGGCGATAGCGAACGGTTTTCTCCACTTCCGACCAAGAAATACGGCGAACAACAATCCGCCGAGCAAGAGGCCCCAAACAACAGGCAGGGTGTAGTTCATGGACGCCTACGAAGGTGAGAGGAAAACAACCAGGCAACGGCGCTGCCGACACTGACGAAGCAAGCCGGCGTGGCCCGCCGCTGACTGTCCGCTCGACCGTCGGGTTGAGCGCTCGGTGAAGTATGGCATGCCATCGAGGGCAACAACGCAGGCTCTGGTGCACCCCCGCCGAGCCAGCAGACGACCCTGCGCGAAGTGACGCAGCCCCTCATGCGAACCGAACGCCCACCAGAACCTGCGCGAACCGGACCGCCGATATCCTGGCCTCCAGAGGATAGACAGCCCGAGCTGGTGTCACACACGATGCAGGGATCAAACGCGATTGTCGCTGAGCCGCCTAGGTGTGCTGTCCGCCGGTTTGCTGCTCAACTGGGTATGCGGCAGCGGATCGAAGACGTCATCCCCGCATTTGCTACGCCGAGCATTTTCGGGTGCCGATGTCATGGCGAACTCAAGCTTTCTGCCCAGTTCGCCACCCAGTTCGCTGACAGTTCGCCGCTCAAATTTTGCAATAGCAGCGTTGTTCCTCACTTCAACGAAAGGGGTTTCAATGCTGCCAACAACACCAGCAAATCGCAGGGCACCCGCCCTGCCCACGATGGCCGGCGCCGAGCGCCGGGTCCTGTCCGAGACCGAACTAGCCCACCTCTGGGGCATCCATCCCAAGACCCTCCAGCGCTGGCGCAGCGAGGGGCGCGGTCCGAAGTACCTGAAGCTTTCCAAACGGGTGGCCTACCCGATGGAGTTCATCAGGGCTTACGAGCACGTCGCGCTGCACGTCTCGACGTCCGAACGCGATTGCGATCGACGGGCCACGCCCAACACCCTGCACGCCACTACCACCTTCCGCGCCCAAGGAGGGCAAGCATGAACATCGTCGCCCTCAAACACGCCCTCGAGAAAAAGCCTGTCGACTATGCCTTCGCGCCGGTCGACACCTTCAAGCAGATGGTCCAGCAAGCTGAGCAGCTGCAAGTCTTCGCCAAGGCGGTGCGCGAGTTCGTCGATCAGGTCGGCGAGATCCGCTACGCAGAAGCCGCAAGTCATGCCCGCCAAGTGGAAGGCCGCGATTTCGGTGTCGTGCGCATTGAGGATCACGGCGAAACGGTCGTCTGCGACCTGCGCAAGATCGTCGACTGGGACCAGATGCAGCTCAACGAACTCGCCAAGAAAATTTCCGCCCTAGGCGACGACCCGACACAGTACATGGACGTCGCGCTGAAGGTGCGGGAAAGCAAGTTCACGGCGTGGCCCACGGTCCTGCGCGAGCAGTTCGAAGCGGCCCGCACGCTGCGCCCAGGCAAATCGACCTACCGGTTGGCCAGCCTGGACACCAAGGAGGTGCAGTGATGGCGCTGCCCATCATCAGCGCCGACGAGCGCCTGCAGGAAACGCGCTGCGCCAAGATCGTCCTGCTGGGCTTTCCTGGCGTGGGCAAGACCAGCCAGCTCAAGACGCTGCCCGAGCAGGAAACCATGTTCGTGGACCTGGAGGCCGGCGACATCGCCGTGCAGGACTGGCGCGGCGACACGATCCGTCCGCGCTCATGGCCGGAGTTCCGCGACCTGGTCGTCTTCCTGGCCGGCCCTAACCCGGCGGCACCGGCCGACCAGCCATTCTCGCGGGCGCATTTCGATGCGGTCTGCCAGCGCTACGGAGATCCTGTCCAGCTCGACAAGTACCGCTACTACTTCGTCGACAGCATCACGGTGCTCTCGCGTCTGTGCCTGGCCTGGGCCAAGACCCAGCCCCAGGCCTATTCGGAACGGACAGGCAAGCCCGACACCCGGGGCGCCTACGGTCTGCTCGGCTCCGAGATGATCGCGGCGTTGACCCACCTGCAGCACGTGCGCGACAAGCACGTGGTGTTCGTGGCGATTCTCGACGAGAAGGTTGACGAGTTCAATCGGCGCTACTACGCCCTGCAGCTCGAAGGCAGCAAGACGGCGTCCGAGCTGCCCGGTGTGATCGACGAGGTGGTGACGCTCGCGTTCATCCAGCCCGATTCTACGGGTGAAGCCTCGCAGGACGGTACCAAACCGAAGCCGTTTCGCGCCTTCGTGACACATGCCGACAACCCGTGGAGCTATCCCGCCAAGGACCGCTCGGGTCGCCTGGACGCCATCGAGGAGCCGCACCTGGCCAGGCTCATCGACAAGTGCGTAGCCCCGCACGCCAGCGCGCGCACGTAGCCAGCTCAACACCTTCATTCGACGCGCCCCTGCGGCGCCCGCAATTTCAGCAACGCGAGGCTGAGGAAAGGCCTCGCTCAAAAACAGGACAACAGGAC